ATTCCACCTTTAGGTGTTTGAATTACTACTTTCTTATCAGGAGTAGAAGAAAGTTTTATGTTATGCTTAGTTTCAACATCAATTATTTGTTGTTTTATTTCAGGGTCACTCGTTAAAGCCGCAACTCTAGTATATCCCTGTGTTTTTATTGTAGCGATTTTATCAAGCAAATCATCGGCTAGCATTAAAGGCTGTCCTGTTTTTGGAATTGCAGAACTAGTAACTACGGGTTCAATTCTTCCACCGATAGTAGGTGAAGCTTCACCAGAAACGGGTTTAAACCCTTGAGTTAAGTAACCGCTTGGAACTCTTGGAGCTTTTTGCAAGTATTTAGCTGCAAAATTAGATTGCGATACGCTTCCAGCTGCTCCAGGAATAAAGCCTCTACCTCTATCAACACGACTAAAGCCGGCCCTTCCACTAAAATCTGTGATATCGTCGGGTGTAATCCCAAGAGCTGTAGGAGCAAACCCTCGAGTTGCTCTTATTCTTCTGGCTTCATCTAGCCCGGCGTCTCCTGCTCTTGGAGGGGCATATTTTCTAATACTAGTTTTTTCTGAAGCGGAAGCGGCCATGTTTTTTGCCACACGATCGACCGTTTTTAAACCTGCTAAACCTGCAGCAATTGTTGCAGCTTTTTTTATAAATCCAAGGCCGAAACCGCCGCCACCTCCGTCACCGTCGCCCAAAGCTGTCGAAGCCCCCGCTATACCTAAACCTCCTATAGCAGCACCACCCATTCCGCCTCTTTTTTTAGATTCTCGGGCTTTTTCTTTCTCATCTAACTGCTGTCGTTTTTGATCTTTAAACCAGGCAGTAAAGTTTTTATTGATAGAAGCCGTATCAGACTTTATATCTTTTAGGTTTTGGTTAACTTGCTTAAGTATCATTTAACTTCCTTGCCTATCGGCTTCTTGTTTCTTAAGATCTTCCATCAATAAAGTTATATAAATTTCTCTTTCCCACGGCATCATTCTTTCAAGATCATCTAAGTTATAATTATAATTTTGCAGCAGCTGATAATTAATTCTATAATGATTCACCAGATTCTCATGAGAAAGAGCTATTAAAAAAAATCAGATAATCCTTCTAGTGTATATTTATTCTCTTCACCGCAACTTTCGCATTTATATTCTACATCTTGAGATAGCTTTGGTAAATCTTGTACAAATTCCATCATCTTTGCGTACTGATCAGATGAAAGATTATTAATAAACTCTTCGATTTCTTCTCTTGATTCATCCGTAAAATCTAAGAGCTCATCCGGAGTATGTAATTTATCTAGACACATAATCAGCATCTGAAAAACTAACTCATTGATATTATCAACTTCAAGTGTTTCTTTATTATCAATGATTTGTTTATATCCTGGAAATTTTAAATCTATGGTATATTCTTCGTTTATCTTTATTCTCTTTTCAGGAAAAGAATTAGGATCAATATTGATTTCTTCTAATTTAACTACAACTTGATTTTGCTGCTCGCATGATTGACATGCCATAGCAATATTACTTGTTTCTCCTACAGCCTTTGATCTAATTTGTAAGAAAAGATATTCAACATCAAATACAGTAAGACTATCGGGATCAAGCTTTTCTTCTATGCAATCTAAAACTGTATCAAGTATAGCTTCTGCGATATGAGCTCGATCATCGCTTTCAAAAGCTATAAGAAGAATCTTCTCTTCTCCTACATTGAAAGGCCTAAATCTAATTTGTTGTTGAGTTGATGGCACGGTTGTGCTATACATTGGAAATGTATTAATTTTTGGTAAAGCCATAATAAGTTATCCATTTTAAATAGTTCGAGTTGTTTCCCAATTCGTATATGTTAGTGAAACGTTTAAATCTGATACTGCATCAGTGCTAGCATCGCTAAATGCAATACCATTCATAGTATTTGGAAATGCGTCAATAAGAGTACATTCATGCACTACATCAGTGCTAGTATTAATTGAAACATTAAAATTAAATATGCCCAAACTTAAATCTGCTATAGATTGCGATTGATATACGGGCAAATCTGTACCATGCTTTAGTTGTCTAATTCTAACGGATTTGGCATATTCATTTTTAAATCCAACTTCTTTTGTCTGTTGGTTAAATGCCTTGTTCTGCCAAAACTCAAAATACTTGCGAACTCCATAGTCATTCATTAATCTAAATGTCATTGAAATTTCTTGAGTTAAATATCCATAAGCCATCGGCTGAGTTACGGGTCCGATAGTCTTTTCTCTAGTAGTAATCTGTCTACCTGGCATAGTTACTTCAGTACAAAATAAAGAAATATTATCACTTCCAAATTCAGCTATTCCAAATGAAGGGAGTATTACTTGAAATACATTAGGCTTTGCAAAGCCTTTATGTTGTCTAGCTTTTGATTTTAAATCATCAATAGAGATTCCCATTAGATAGCCTTTCTAGAAGCTTGGTAAACACTTGATGCGCTACCCTTTTGCCAATCTGCGGTCGGAAGAAATGTTGCAATCTCCCACTCAGGCGCGGGCACGCGGGCGAATCTACTTTTGACATGATCTGTTAAGTAGTGTTTCACACAAGGTTTGAAGTATTTCATTTTAGTTGAAGCTTTTAACATTCTATAAGTTACCATAAATCTGGCATCGTCAGTGTACATTTTATTGTTTACAGTATCCATTAACCCGTCTAAAAATTTAGCTCTGAGAGTTGGTGGCAAGTAATGCAAATTTAAACCTAAAAAACCGCCAGGTGCTTTATCAATAACAATGCTTAAAGGAAAGCTATCATAGTAAGGCAACTTATCCTTATGTTTAGGTTGATAAAAAAACATATACATCGATCCAATGATCTGACGATTCTGCAAATCAATCGGTTCTTCTCGCATCAATTGATTACGATTGACACGTCTTAATGCTTGTGCTTTTCTACGAAACCAATCTCTGGATTCTTTTGTTCTAGGTGTAATCCCAGCTCTAAAAGCTTGTAGTTCTAAGTTTTGAAATAAATTGCTCATACTTCTATTTATTCACTTTCTTACGCAACGGTTTAAGAGGTTTAATAGTTTTTCTGGGATTAGGTAATATGCCCATAGACTTTAGTGTATTCTCGGTCCATATCTGGAACTCATAACCGTTATCCTGAGCATATTTTTGAGCTGCTGACCATTTATTCATATTCTTAACGTATGTCATACCTTCATTAATATATCTCTTAGTTTTTCTTCCTTTAAAACTTGGCGGCTTAGTTTCTTTATCCGGTTTAATTTCAACTAAAATAGTTTTACCGTCTTTAAAATTAATTTTAAGATCCATAAAATATCTATGGTATTTCTTATCTACTTCATAAAAATAAGGAATTACTGTTTCTTCGCTTGACCACCCTACTACTTTAGGGTTATCATCACACCATTTAAAACAATGTCTTTCCCATAAAGACCTAAATATAACACCATCCGGATCTCCACGGTATTTATTTCTGTGTTTTACTTTATATCGACCAGAATAAGCCACCTAAAATCCTTATAAATAGTTTCAATATTTCTATTTATTAAGGCTTAAAAATATGGCGAAACCGTGGATAGACCCAGATAGACCAGACACAGAACCTAAAACGTTTGAAACAGAAATCACTGGGCCAGTACGAAGACAAGTTTTAAGATTTCCTAGAGATAATCAATTAGACTATCCTGGCACTATACAGTTTGATTTATTACAGGCTCTCGAATTAAACACTAGTAATATCAAAGGTTTTTGGAGTACGGCCAAGAGCATGGGTTCAGCTTTTGGAAATGCATTTAATGCAGCTTATAATGATGATACTGATCTAGATAAGTTAGAAAAGCAAAAATTGTTTGATGAACAAGGGATAGATGATGAGGGATTGGCTGCAGCACAAAATGCTTCTAACTTTGTAACTGAAAGAGAAGTTAATAGAGTCAATAGAATTGATAGACAAACATTATCTGTTGGAAAGTGTACTTTGTATTTACCACAGCAGATTGTAATTCAAGACGGAGTTTCTTACGGCGATATTGATTTAGGTAGAATAGGCCAAGCAGCTTTCCAAGCTTTGCAACAAACCGGTGATATAACAGAAGCTGGTAATGTAGCAGCTGCTCAAGCTGGAAGAAATACTGTAGAATTTTTAAAAGGTTTTAGTCCTGATAATTTATCAAAGATGTCTTCGAGCAGAGCGGCGTTTATTGTCGATCAAGTTCAAAGAAAAACATTAGGAAGGGGCGGTAGTGCTGGAGGTTTTAGGCAATCTACTTCTGGTGCCATTAGTGCAGGATTAGGTGTTAGTGTTAATCCTAATAAATTATCATTATTTAGATCTGTTAATTTAAGAAGATTTCAACTAAATTTTAAACTAATTCCTAATAGTAGATTAGAAGCACAAGAGATAGAAAAAATAATTAAATTCTTTAGATCCGAGCTTTACCCTGAAGGGATTTATATAGGTGGGGTTTCTGTTGGTTATAAGCATCCTAAAAAATTTAGAATTACGATGGCTTATCGCGATAAAGAAGTAGCTACTCGTCTATTGCCAGTGTATTTAGAAAGATTTGATACTAATTATAATCCGTCTACTATGTCTATGCATTATGACGGAGAAAGACCTTATTTCCCGGAGATTGATATATCCATGGCATTTGTAGAAGAAAGAGCATTAGTCAAACAAGATATTACAGATGATCTAAATAATGGTGGAGGACACTAATGAGTTATTTTAGAAATTTCCCGCTATATCCATATAAATTTGGAAATGAAGCCGAAGCCAACCTTATTCAGAACTTAAGTGTTTATGTTGATTTAGTTGAAGAACTAACCAGCGATGATATGAACGTATACGAGATTCAATACGTTAAGGACGGAGAAAGACCCGACCAGATGTCTCAAAGGATATATGATACTCCAAATTATTATTGGACATTCTTTTTTGCAAATGAAAAGTTGAGAATAAGCGGTTGGCCATTAGATGAAAACGAAGTTTTTGATGTAGCCAAGAAACATTATCCTAATATCGTTTTAACTACTGAAGGCGCGATGAGTGAAAAATTTAATGTAGGCAATGTGGTAATTCAAGAACCAACTCAATCATCTGATGTATTTTCTGGACCAATATCTATTGGTAAAATTATAGAGAAAAATTTAGATATGGGCCAATTGGTAATCGAACCCTACAACGAAGTAAATGGATTTACAATTACTAATCCAGGTAAAGGATATGTTAAAGCTCCTTTAGTTACACTTTCAGGTGGAGGCGGAACAGGAGCCACCGCTGTTGCAGGAGTAACTAATGGAATAATTACTTCTATTACTGTTTCAGATGGAGGTACTGGATATACTTCAAGACCTACTGTTGCTATCTCAGATCCAGATGTAATTAACTGGAGTTCATTTAGCCAGTACGTGTCTAATTATCAATTAGCTAAATTACCTGACACCATTAGGGGAATGGCGCAATATCTTTTAGAGTATATAGTTAATATAGGTGGTAATCCAAATCGAATAATATTTTGGGAAGAAGAAGTTTCCAGCGGTAGAAAGCGCGGTGATTTAAATGGCAGCGGAAGTATAACTCTTACTGATGTTATACTGCTATTACAGATCGCCGTAGGAATATCTGTTCCGACATCAGTTAATAATCATTATAATGCCCATATTGCCCCTCAACTTGACGGTGAAGTAGGCTCTCTTACAGGAGTTTATTATGATTTTATTAAGCAAGTAGTAAATGGATATGAAATAGCAGACATTGATATGGATGGAACGGTTTCAAAAAAAGATGTTAATATTATAAGTAGGTATAATGTCAATAAAGCTGATCCTAGAATATCTGAAGCTATTAGACTTAGATTTGAAGTTATACAAAATACAATTGTACAAAACTCTGCGACTTATCCACAATGGAATCCAGGCGGAGGTATTGAAAAGGCAACAGCAACATCTGGTATAACTAATACGTCATTTAAAATAGATCAAACGATATATTCAAGTAATACTAGTACTGAATATAGGAATTGGGATGTTTCAGATGTTAAGACTTTAGCAGTCGAAAACGCACAGAAACAATATGATGCCATTCATCATTATGAAGATGCAAATGGAGATTATTTAGATTTAGAAATTACAAATGATGATGGCGGTGTATTAATTCCTACGGTCTTTTCTTCAGCTATTACAAACTTAAATAGATTAAAAACTTTAAACGACGATCTTAAACAAATTAAAGTTTTAAAGCCCAGCGCTATATCAAAATTAAATACAGAATTCCAAAAGCTTTTGAAAAATGGATAAATTAATTACTCCTTATGATTTTAGAATTAAAGAAGTTCTTATTACGTCAGATCGTTTTAGGAATAAACCCCCTTTAAACGTAACCCCTATTACTTTTGGTTTTGAAGTCTTTGAAGATATTAATATCCCATATTTAACAGGAACATTGGGATTAGTTGACGATAACGATTTGCAAAATATATATGGTTTTACTGGCACTGAGAGAGTTTCAATAACAGTAGCTCTTCCTGGATTAGATCAGGAAATAACTAATAACTTTATTATGATGAGTTTTAAAGATAAAAAAAGATCAGGTAATACTGACGTAATATATTTTAATCTTGTTGAAGAGCATGCATTCTTAAGTAATTCAATTGAATTTAGTAAGTTTTATGACGGAACTGCTGGATCTATAATTAAAAAGATATGTAGAGATAAATTAAATATAGAAGTAAATACTTCAAAAGCAAAAAAGACTTATCAGACAAAGTTTAGATATATCGTCCCATATCAAAATCCTTTACAAGCAGCTTTACAGGTATTAAAAAAAGCTACAACAGAAAATGGATTACCATACTTTTTTTATTCAACCTTTTTAGATGATGGGTTATGCTATAAAGATTTAGAAACTATGATTAGTGAAGAACCATTTGAAGAATTCATATATTCTCAAGCTTTTTCTTCTGCAGCAACGACATATGAACCCAGAATCAGAGGTAAGGCTATTGAGAAAGTAAAATTAGATAGCAATAAAGATACTCTTCTTCTTGCTCAAATGGGCGTATACGGTTCAGATTATAGTTATTTTGATATACAAACTGGTAAAAGCCAAAATACTCATATAAACGTATATCAAGTTTATGAAAATCTTAATTATCAAAGGATATTTCCGAAAGGACAAAATCAACCTCCTTTTCCAAAAAATGTTTCACCAGATAGAAGTCTAAAATTAAACAAAACTCTAGATCAATATGACTCAAAATATATACACCAAATAAGTAGTTCTACCTATCCATTTGAAGGCGGGGTAAATAACTTTTCTGAAGAAGAAAATGACGTCTCATATTATTCTGGAAGAGTAACTTCTGAATCTATGAGACAAATTTTATATCATAACGAAATAGGAATAAGAATTCCTGGTTTTCATTTTTGTTATGGTTCTAATAGAGGGGTGGGAAATGCACTACAAGTTGATATATACAAAAACGCGCCAGATGTTCAAGATGAACTAGATAACGAAAAATCAGGTAATTATATAATTACATCTAAAAAGCATACGTTTGATACTCTTAAAAATGAAAGTACTGTAGATTTAGGAATTTCTAAAATTGCAAATCTTGAGGTAACAATATGAAAAAGATGATAGAATCTAAATTTTATGGCGATAACTATAGATGGTTCTTTGCTACGGTTTTAGATAGAAACGACCCTGATATGCTAGGTAGAGTACAAATAAGAATTCACGGCATTCATTCAAATACTGAAGCAGATATCCCAAGAGTTGCATTACCGTGGGCGCCTGTAGTAATATCTACAGAGCATGGCGCAACGTCTGGTTATGCTACTCCTCCTCAAATTTTACCAGGCGCAACAGTATATGGTTTTTTTGTAGATGGCAAACAGTCGCAATCTCCCATTGTAATAGGTTCCCTGCCTAAAATAGAAAAGCCAACTTCTCAACAAACCACTCAGTTAATCACGAGTAATTCAGTTATTCCTAATAATGAATATTCAACTTCGCCTGATATAGATCAAGATATTAATGATGAATTAGTATCTCCGGAAGTAACTGCTTCCAGAAGATTAAACGCCATGAAATACTTTATTGATCAGGGATTTAATGAGAATCAAGCTGCAGGAATAGTTGGAAATTTAGATCATATTTCAAATGGATTTAATACTACAATTAAAGAAGAAGGGAACGTCTCGACCTTTGGTATCGCCCAATGGAAAAAAACAGGAAGACGATATGCGGCATTAGTTGCATACGCTAAATCTGAAAATAGAAACGTACGATTTTTTAAAGTTCAATTAGATTTTATTATGCAAGAATTAAATGGTAAAACTACATATTCTGATTTTATATCAGTTAAAAATTTATTAAAAACCTCTACTAGTTTTTATGGTAAAGCTAATTCAAAAAACGCCAGCTGGGTGTTTATGAATAAATATGAGCAAGCGCAAGATAATAGTACTCTTTTTATTCGAGTAGGTTTAGCTAGACTTGCCTATAACGTTTATATGAATAATTATATTACTAGTTCAGGAGCTGGATAATGCCATACCCAAGAGATCTTCATGGCGGTACTAATAGCGTAACCCAATCGATACATAAAGCTCATATGGATGCGTTTAGAGAAAGTACATCAGAGCCTCAGTGGAAGAAGGATTTTGCCGCTGCTAAAGCTGCCGCTAAGGCCGCTAAAAAAGCCAAAAAGAAAGCCGCAAAGGCCGCAGAGGTAGATATTCCAGTAGAACTTAAATCACCAGTAATTCCTATAGTTATAGAAGAGGATCTTGCTGTTTCAAAGGAAAAAGTTTTAACTTCTGCAGATAGACTTAAATCTGCAATGGGTCTTTCAAATATTGATGCTAAAAATTTAAATATAAGTGCTTCTTTGCCTACAGCGCCGGCGGTAGCGGCAGGTTTAAAAGTTTCTTTTGCGGCAGATCCTAGAAAGTATGAAACCTATTTAAAAAATGTGAGTGGTATTGATAATTCAGATGACCTATTTAATGCTATAGAAAAAAAGGATCAATTGGTTTCAAATATAGGTAATTCTGTAACCTCTGATATTTCTGAGACATTAATAAAATTTAATTTTGGTTTCGACGATATATTAAGTAATATTATAGAATCAGTTAATCACAGTGCTCGTAATGCTATTAATGGCATTGTAAAAGATGTTTCTTCTATTACGGCATTAGAAAGTGCAGAAATAGTTAAATTACTAAGTGAAGGTAATATTAATGCAGCTACATCAATTTTAGTTAAAAAGTCAGACCTAGATGCTAAAACAATTTTTGATACTCTTAGCGATATCGATACTGGTGCAAGTAGCCAATTAAATAATATTTCGGGTCCTAAAACTATTTTAAGAAATACTAATCAAAATGTTAAAGCGTGGAAAGAATCAGCTACTTCAAACGATTATAAATTTAATTATATAGAAAACGGAGAAGAGTTAGAAATAGAATTAAAATCTATAAAAAGAGAAATAACAGAAATAGTATTTCATTGGACTAAAACTCCTAATGATCAAAATTATTCAGCCGAAGATTTGCAAGGAGCCTGGGCTCAACAAAGGGGTATAGGCATTCCATTTCATTATATAATCAGAAGAGATGGTAGACTTCAAAAAGCGAGACCGGTTGAAATAAAAACTCCAGTAATTCCAACAATAACGCCAAATGGTCATGATAACTATGCAATTCATATAGCGTATGTAGGAGGATACAATGCTCCAGCCGGAACTAAAAATATACAAAATTATGAAGATAGACTATCACTTACAGATAATCAGAAATATATAGCTGATAGATTTATGGCAACCTTTTTAAGAGCATATCCTGGAGGGCAGATATTGGGTATAAACGATTTATTATCAGATGAAGTGTGCCCAGGCCTTGATACCAGAGAATTTATAGAATTAAGGTTTGGTAGAAAATCTTTATTTACAAATCCTCTTATTCAACCGCCATTTAGCCCAATACAAATTTTAAATACAAGGATTCCAAATGGCTAATCCAGATGTAGAACTTGCAACTAAATCGAACGATCATGGTTTTGAAGATCCTAACTCTTCTTATCCATCTTCCGTTAATTGGTTTAAGCCCGTTTATGGTGATGAAACAGAAGAGTTAGATTTGGGTGGCAGTAAACCCGGTTTCCCATTAGATGTACCAAATAGCGGAAATAGTGTTTATCCAAACTATCATAAAATTAAAACTTCTACTGGTCATGTGATATCATTAGATGATACAGAAGATAATAAAAGAATTTTAATTAGACATGCTGAAGGCGCTGGGATAGAATTAAAACCGGATGGCAGTGTATGTATTTTAGCAAAGAAAAATATAGTAACAGTTGCAAATGGAGATCAAACTGTTATCATTGAAGGTGAAGGAAAACTATCTTTTGGTAAGTTAAAAATTGAAACAAATGATCTGGACATTGACGTAAAAGGAACCTATACGCTTAATGCTCAAAAGAAAATAGAAAACATTACTGAAGACGTAGTTTTAAATTATGGTAACACTACTCAAACTATCAACGGTACATATCTTGAGACACGCACAGGCGCGTCTACAGAACAAAAACTTGGAGGTGTTACTGAATACATCAAAGGGAATCATAAGATATACACTCAAGGAAACTTAGAGTTTTCTAATACCGGAGACTTAATTATTACTTCTGATGATATTACTGTGGCTGGTGATAATATTAATATCGCAGGATCGGATGTATCAGTGTTTGGTTCTAGTGGAATGATAGGCGGCGATAACGTAGAATTTAAAGGTAAAACTGCAACACTTACTACAATTCATGGCGATTTGAACGGAACAGCTTTAAAGGCTAATGCGACATCATCTCAAAATTATGCACAATCGGTAACATCTGGTACAGCGTATAGTTTTACAAATACTGCAGCAACTCGTATATCTCTTACACCCGAAGATATCAATGCCTTATTAGAAAATAGCGAGAAAGGCATTCGCAAAGTTTCAGTTGATCCTGGTGATTTTACTAAAAATCTCATAAACAAAGAAGAGGAAACCGGTGGGGTTTCAAAGGCCGAATTAACTACAGAAAAATATAGATCTAAATTTAGAGATCAGAGTAATTTGGCGAATAGTGTTTTGATGGGCAATGCAATCCTTTCTGATAAAATTAGTAGTGGAGCTGGCACACCGATCCCTCCAGCTATAGGAAGATCTAAGCCCGGAACTGTTACTCCAAAATTTGGCCAAACGCCGATAGGAAATTTAACAATTGCCAAACAGAGTAATTTATTTGAACCAAAGGAATTAAGCGATGTCATTTTACCGGCGCCGCAGTTTAATCCTAATTTCAAAGAAACAATTGATGAAAATACTCTTTTAGCTCCAGGCGTTAGAATATCTGATTTCTTAGGAGGTAATGACCCTATAACATTAGATCATATAAGGGATGATGAAACAGCTTTACAGCAACTTGCTAGAAATCTTTATATTCATGCAGAAATACTTTCATCATTTAGAGACGTATCTTTGAAATTATTTTATCAACATCGATTAGTTGTTTCAGAAGGAGTTTATAAAGCTGGACCAAATGAAACTGTTACTCCAGGTTCTTCAAATGATTTATCAAGAACTGGTAGATTAATATGGTATCGATTAGTTAATAAAGACGGGCAATTCGCTAATGAAAAACTATTTGATTTGGCCGATTGGTGGAAAGACACACTATCTTACGATAATCTTATATTAGATTGGGATACGTATTCTCCTGAAACAGAAGCTGGTGAAGTTGTTATTAGCGGCCAATTGGGTCTAGAAATACCTAATATGTCTGAAACATTTGAAGCTCAATATAAGAAAAACGTTAAAACTACATTTAATAATAGCACATTTAAGAATAATGAAATTGTTGAAGTTTTATCTGAACCTATGGATACAATCAACGATCCAGTTCCGGAGCAAGCACCGGAGCCTGAAGGTCTTATTAGAGGATTTACAAAAGAACAAACTCAAAATTATCTATTTAAGTTAGGTGAAAGAGAAAGTAGCAATGACTATAAATCTATTAATAGATTGGGCTTTGCAGGAAAATATCAGTTTGGTGTATTAGCATTATTTGATCGTGGATATATTACTCGTGCAGGCGTTGACGCTTATTTATCTGGAACTTCACACAACTATGTCATGAGAACTGCAGGTAATCAATATTGGACAGGCAAAGCCGGAATTAATAATGTTGATGATTTTGTTTCGAATCCTGGAATACAAGAAAAGATTATAATAGAGCATACTAATAGTAACCTTGCAACATTAAGAAGTTCTAGACTTGGAGGCAGCGTTATATATTCAGATGATACTGTTAGCGTTGTTGCGGGACTTCTATTCGGCGCTCACTTATTAGGTGCTGGTGATGCCAGAAAATGGAAATTAAAAGAATTTGAAAATATGGCACGGCAAGTAGATGCTAATGGCGTTGGATTTGAAAAATATTATAGGATAGGATCTATAGCTGTTAACGATCAAAGTGTTTATAAATATGTGTAAGGCTTATAAATAAAATAAAACGAGAAGTAAATGGCAGTAAGATTATTATCACAAGAAGACGGCGGGATTAATACTAATAGTAAATTAGTTTCCAGATCTCGTGCGTTTAGCGATTTGGACTTAACATTTGCAAATAAGCCAAATGGTGAAATATACAAAAAAATTGATGCGGCTGCTGTAAAACAGTCAGTAAAAAATTTAGTATTAACTAATTATTATGAAAAACCGTTTCAACCATATTTTGGAACAAATATTCGAGATATGTTATTCGAACTTGCAGACGATATTACTTCTTTAGAGATAAAATCTAATATAGCAGAAGCTATTGAGGTGTATGAACCAAGAGCTATAGTCAGCGACATTATCATCGACACCAATCAAATAGAAACACATAATAGCTTAGGCGTTTCTATAATTTTTAGAATTGTAAATAGCAATGACACTGTACAGTTTAAAATCACATTAGCAAGGCTGAGATAACAATGGTAACCACAATTAATTCTACAGCATTAGACTTTAATAATATTAAATCTAGTTTAAAAACGTATTTGGCCGGCAAATCAGAATTTACGGATTATGATTTTGAATCAGCTGGTTTATCAAATGTTTTAGATGTATTAGCTTATAATACTCATATTAATGCTTTAATGGCGAACTTTGCTTTAAATGAATCTTATCTAAGTACAGCGCAATTAAGAAGTTCTGTGGTATCATTATCTGAAGGTATTGGTTACATTCCTACTTCTGTTACAGCCGCTGCTGGGGTTTTGGATGTCAGCTTTACTAATACAAATAATTCTAGACCATCTACAGTTGAATTACCGGCATTTACTAAATTTACTTCTACTATTAATGATGAAGTATTTGTATTTCAAACTTTAGAAGAGTATAGTGCTCAAGATGACGGTACTGGTTTTTATCAGTTTAAAGATACAAATGGATCTAGAGAAATTAAAGTAAAAGAAGGTTCAAGAAAATCTAAAAATTTCTTAGTCGGAGAATATGAAGAAAATCCAGTTTATATTATACCAGACACTGAAATCGATACTACTACTACGGTTATAACCGTATTCGAGACCGCAATTGGTGGCATCGGAAGTATCTATACTAATATTAATGATGCAGTCAATATTACTTCTCAATCTACAATATATCTTTTAAAAGAATCTCCTAACGGGTTCTTTGAATTAAGCTTTGGTGATGGTGAAACGTTTGGAGTTGCGCCTGCCGCTGGATCGAGAATTAATGTTAGTTATCTTTCTACTAAAGGTAAATCTGCTAATGGCGGAAATATATTCCATGCTCAACCATCAACGTTGGATATTACTCTTCAAAATGGCAGCACAGAGCAAGTTACATTAGATGTTACCACAACCCAAAGATCTATAGGTGGAGACAATAAAGAATCTATAGAATCTATAAGATTGAAGGCTCCATTTCAATATGCATCTCAAAATAGAATGGTTACAGCAGAAGATTATGCAGCTTTGATTTTAAGAAAATACTCGTCTTTAATTAAAGACATTATAGCATGGGGAGGTGAAGATAATTTAGATCCAGAATTTGGTGCTGTTTATGTTTCAATAGATTTTGAAGATGATATAACTGAATTAACTCAGTCAAATACTAAAATTGCTATCTTAGATTTAGCTGAGCAACTAGCGGTAATTTCATTTAAATTAAGATTTTCAGATCCAGTTACTACTTTTGTTGAAATCAGAAACTTTTTTCAATTCAACCCCAAGCTTACTACATTAACACTAAACAGTATTCAAGCTCAGGTTTCAAATGCAGTAGAAGATTATTTTGAAAATAGTACCGGTAAATTTCACCAATCTTTCAGAAGATCTAATATGCTAACTAAACTAGATGAAGTTTCATCTGCGGTTTTATCTTCAAGAGCTGAGATTAGAATGCAGCAAAGATTTAATCCAGTAAGACCAACACTTATTAGTACTATTTCCAGTTTAGCAAATAATATAATAGATGACGAAGTTTTAAATAACGTTATTTCTTTAGTGAATGATAGTAAATATGATCAAGCCGCTAGTGTATTGATTTCGCTAGATACGGTAACTTCTTCGTATAGTGTTGTACGAACTACTCTTTTAAATGTTTCAAGAAATAATAATGTTATCTTAAGATTTCCAGTTCCAATAGCTAATCCTGATGATGAAAATTTAATAGTTACTTCTTCTAACTTTATCTATTTAAATAAAGTTTGTCAAATAAGAAATGTACTTTCTAGCAATACATTACAAATCGTATCTTTAGATGACGGATCTATTATGCTAAATAACGTTGGCGAATATAATTCCGAAAAAGCTACAGTTACACTTTTAAATTTTGTACCGGAATCTCTATTATCTGGAGAAACAGAAATTAAAGTTTCAGTATCGCCGGCAAATCAGGCTTCTATAGCTCCTACCAGAAATAATATTTTAGAACTTGATAAAGACTTATCATTCTCTAAAGGTATCATAACAACGGCGACTAACTAATGTTAAATTATTTAGACAGAACCTTAGACGATAATAATAGAAGACAGATAGACTTTAGACAATATGAAGTCAAAAAGGTCCTGCCTGCATATTTTCAAGAAGAGTATGAAACTCTTATTAAATTTTTAGAATACTATTACGAATACTTAGAACAAAATGAAGATGTTCATATACTTCATAATTTATATAAATCTCGAGATATCACTCAGGTTGACGCAAAGCTTTTACAATTTATTGAAGATGAACTTCTATTAGGTCAATCTTATTTCCAAGGATTCATAAACAAAAGAGAAGCAGCAAAATTTTCTAATTTGTTGTATAGATCTAAAGGATCTTTATATTCTATTCAGCAGTTTTTTAGAGCCTTCTTTCAAGATGATCCTACAGTTGAATATACAAAAGAAAAAATATTTAAATTAAATGATTCTAGGATTGGATCTGAATCTGGTAAGTTTATTACAGACAATAAACTATATCAAGAGCTTGCTATATTAATTAAATCCGGTATTCCTATTAATACTTGGCTAGATGTCTATAAATTATTTGTGCATCCAGGCGGAATGTATGTGGGAGGCCAACTTGAATTAGTAAGTGCCAACGAAGCTATTCCGACTAGAATGCCAGAACTACTACAAAACCCAGCAGAAGGCTTAAAAGTTTATAACGTTGGATTTGCAGATTACGGTTTTGCTACTGACTCTGGTGTTGTACAGTTCTTGACAATAGGTGATGAAGATAGCGCAGTAGCTACTTCAAGTCAAATAGTAGTCATTGAACCGATAACTAATACTAGCACCACCCTAATTGTTGAAGGTGATAATAGAACTGGTGGAAATTATACTGACTTTAGAATGAATATTAATTCTAGAATTGCTGCTTACGGTGATGTACCAATTTCAGAGCTTACAACACAGCAAACTCTTGAAACATTCTTCGATCCTAATTCTATCACATTCGATGATTCGACAGGTAAAGTTATTGTTGGCGGAACAGATGTTTCTGCTAGAATGTCAGATTCTGCTATTGATACTACTGGCCACGTACTACCTAACGGTGCTGATATTCTGCCTGGCAGCGTATTGGTCGCTCATCGCTTTGATGAAGATTGGTTTAGAGATTCTCCGTATGCAGCCACAATTTCTATATAAATAAATACAACCAAATTAAAACAGGGTAAATTATGACAAAACAGGTTTTACAAACGGGAGCAGCTGCGAACGACGGGACGGGCGATACCCTGCGCGCGGCGGGCAGAAAAATTAATGATAACTTTACTGAGGTATATAACTTTCTTGGTACTGATGGTGTATTATCCCAATATTTAACACTTGGAGTAGATGGTTTAGAATTTGGTAATACTAATACTACTAAACTTACTGCACCGAATGCTGCAACAAGTATTGATATTTCTTTACCAGGTATTGCGACAACTCTGGTGGGTACTAACACTATTGACACTTTAGAAAATAAAACTCTGCTTTCTCCAACTGTTACGAATATGAGTTTAGATAAATTAGTTCTAGATGATTCTGCGGGGAATAATGAGATAACATTTAAAATGTTTGACCAAACTGGAGATAGAACAGTCGTATATCCGGCTTTAACTAATGCTTCTGCGGTTATTACTTTTAATGACGAAACTCAAACATTAACTAATAAGACTTTAACTAACCCTGTTATTGATGGATCTTTGTTTGATGATGCATCTAATGAGTATTTACAGTTCGTAAAAGTTGCTGGAGCTGGACTTCATATACAAATACAGAATTCGACTGTTGCAACTAATTTGCCTAAAATTATTTCGGCAGGCGAAACAGATACCAACTTGGGAGTTGAAGCTGCAGGTACTGGAGCAGTAAGATTAGGAAAAGTAGCTTTTGCTTCTAGGCTAATTGAAACTGGGTCAGCTGATAGTGATACAGATGAAGACACGATTATTTACGTAAACTTCAGTAATACTAATAGAACAATAAAACTTAATGATGGAACAGTAGACGGTGAATGGAAAATAGTTCATAATAAAACAGCTGGTTCTAGCATAATAGATGTGGGATCAAATACTGCAGGTGGTATTACTATTCCAGGTAGTTCAAATACAATAGTAAGATTGCACCCAACCGATGTCGCACAATTTACTTGGGATGGTGTAGATCAAACATGGCGGTTTATTGGCGGTGCTGATTCTGCGGCTTCAGCATTAATATAAAAGTAGGATAAGAACATGGCATTAAAATTTGCAGGTCAACAGGTTGCTATTATCACCGATGATATTAGAAAACAATTGTTGCAAACAGTATTTGATGAATCTGGAGATTCTGATGTTGCTAATAACTATTATGTAGGTTATGCAAAATCGACTGAATGGGATGCAACAGATTTAGCTCCTACTCCAGAAAATACTAATAGAGAAGAAAAACAATTTAGGTATAATCTTCAATCAGTCAAAGCTATTGAAGGTAGATCATTCGTAGTTCCAAGATTTAACTGGACTTCTGGTAGAATATATTCGGCATATGATGATAATACTGACGGCCATCCAGTTCAATCCTTTTATGTTTTAACAGAAGATAACAATGTTTATCTTTGTGTAAGACAAGGTAAAACTACTACGGGTGCTCCTAAAGCTTCGTCTAATAAACCTGATCATACTAACGTGACATATCCAGTAGAAAATGATGGATATGTTTGGAAATATCTATATACGTTAACTACAAATGATCAGAATAGATTTACTACTGCAAACTATATTCCGGTTTCGCTTGTAGATTCCGCAGAAAGTACTGATCCCACTTTTGCTCAGTTTACCGTACAACAGGCAGCTATTTCTGGTCAAATCACTGGATTTAGAATTGTAAATAACGGTACCGGTTTTGATAATGAAGGCACTTTGTCTATTACTGTCGAAGGAGACGGTGGTGGCTGTCATGCTCGTGGAATTATTGATACTGTTACTGAAACTTTAATCGATGTTCAAATTGCAGATTCTGCAGGAGGATATCCTTTTGGTAGAGGCTATAATAAAGCTATCGTTACTGTTACAGGCGGAGGAGATAACGCGACCGGAGCTTCTGTTGTCCCAATCTTTGCACCTAAAAATGGATTAGGTGCTGATCCCAGAGATGATTTAAAATCAACCGCATTAATGATGAATATTAAACCTATCGGCGGAGTAGAAGTTGATGGTGTAAATAAATTTGTTATCAATAATGATTTTAGACAAGTAGGACTTTTAAGAAACCCGGCAGATAGTTCAGGGCTAGTAAATATTACCACTAGCGCATCAACAGCTTTATCTAAATTTGATATGACGTCGAAATCTGTAATAGACTTTTCTACAGATGAGATTGTGACAGGAGATAATAGCGGCGCAAAAGCTTATATAGACTTTTATAGTGATAGTTCACCCGGCCAAATTTGGTGGCATCAAGATGAAACTACCGGCTTTAAAGAATTTGATATAGCAGGTAACGAAAACATTACTACACCAAGCGGAGCTCAAGCTCAGATTGCTTCAAAAACTAATTCTGAAGTAGACATCTTTAGCGGAGATTTGCTCTATATAGATAATAGACCAATCGCTATTTCAAGAAGTGAAGATCAAACAGAAGACGTAAAAGTCGTAATACAGTTATAAGGATAAACCATGGCAACGAATGTTACTTCGAGCACATTTGCAACAACTTATAGAGACGACTTCAAAGATAGTGATAACTATCATAGAATTCTATTTAATTCTGGCAGAGCTCTGCAAGCGCGTGAACTCACGCAAATGCAAACTATTATTCAAAAAGAAATTGAAAGATTTGGAAGATATCTATTTAAAGAAGGATCTCTTATCAATACAACTTCTGGCGGAGTAATAACAAACCAAGACGCCAGAACTTTTTTAAAGCTTGATGAGACAACCAACCCCTTAAGCGCGACACCTGCTGCTTATGAAGGTACTATTATTCAAAACCAAGATGCTAACCCAGTAAAAGCTAGAGTAATAAAAGCTTTGCCGGCGGCTGACGGTGATCCTGCTACTTTGATTATTGAATATATTGATACAGGAGGAGATTCTACAGTTTTATTCCAACCTGGTCAAACGCTAAGCACTGATCTTCAGAATTTAACTATTAGATTAACCACTTCAATTGCAGATCCAGCAATTGGTAAAACCTCTATGATATCAGTTCCAGATGGCCAATTTTTTACTGCTGGCCATTTTGTATATACGGCTGCTCAAGAAATTATAGTTGAAAAATATAACTCTTCTCCAAACGCCGTAATAGGTTATCAGGTATCAGAAGAAGTATTTACAGCTTCAGATAGCATTGCTTTATATGATAATACTGGTACGAATCCAAATCTTACTTCTCCAGGAGCTGATAGATATAAAATTTCTTTAGTTTTAACTAAAGAATCAGATGTCGAATCAGGGAAAACGTTCTTTCCTCTAGTTGAATTAATTGATGGTGTTGCTTCTTCTATTCAAACTGGAGATAATATATTATCTAAATTAGGAGATCAGATTGCTTCTAGGACTTTCGATGAATCTGGTAACTATGTAGTTAATAATAAACAGAGATTTAATCTAGATATTCAGGATGACGCAAATAATAACTTTTTAATATATAATATTCAACCTGGGGTTGGATATGTAAAAGGAAGAAGAGTTGAGCAAACTGTTCCAACTGGAAATACTTATAGAATTGAAAAACCGAGAAGTCTTACGACCGATACTCGAGAAGTTTCAGGCGAAAATGTATTAGTTAGTTATGAAAATTATTTTTTAGCAGATACGTTAAAAGGTTTAGTTGGCGAAATGGTGTCAATTAAAAATAATGTAAAATCTGCTGGTAATACTATCTCACTATTTAGTGCCGTCAATCGTGGTGGTACTAATTTAGGTAACGTAAAAATTAAAAACATTGATAAAGTTGGTAGTAAATTCAGAATCCACGTCTTTGATACTGATATGGATTCTAGCGGCGGTACACCCTATAGCATTAAAGATGTTCGTAGTATTGGATATGATGTCGACAATTTTGCAAATGTTCAAGTCGATGGAACAAATGGCGGACCTATAGGAACATCTAACAATACATTGATTTTCCCGTTGCCAGTAGGTCGACCTGCAGATTTAACTACTATTACTGCTACTGTACAAGAAATATTTACTGATACTACGGGCGCAGGCGGTGCCGGCGATGAAGGTAAAATGACGTTTACCACTTCTTCAGCTTCTGATGAATTCGCAGACGAAGATCAATGGATTGTATCCATTGATTCTAGTGGAGAAATATTTACTGATCTTAATATTTCTAGCGGAGGCGCAGGTACTACCAGTGTTACTATTGACGATTTACCTTCAGGCCCATTTGGATCTGCTGCGACTGCTTTAGCTTATGTTAATATCACATTTAACCCTAAAACTAAAACATTGACAACTGGGTTCTCAGAAACAGTTTCAGTTACTGGTGGAAAATTTACACTATCTAAACATGACATTTATAAATTTAATAGTATTATTGACACCGTCACGGATACAGATGTCAAATATAAATTTATTACTGATAACGGCCAAAGAGATAATTATTATGACTATGGATCTGGAACAATCAGATCTGGCAATTCGGCTCCAAGCCAAGTTACAGTAAATTATGATTACTTCGCAAGATCTGGTTCTGGTCACGGCTATACGGTAAAATCATATCAAAACATTGAGTATGAAAATATTCCAACTTATAAAACTAAAACAACTGGTGACTATATAAGTCTAACAGATGTTATCGATTTAAGATTTGATATTGGGGCCGGTAATAGTTTTGCTGGAACAAATGGAAATATATTTAGAATACCGCGCAATAGAGATTTAATTAATATTGGCACTGCAAAATATTATGAGTCAAGAAAAGATGTAATTTATTTAGATCAAAGCGGAGTAAATGTTATAGAAGGCATTTCTTCTTCTAATCCACAAGCTCCTAAAATTCCTCCTGAAGCATTAAAACTTCATGAAATAACTTTGGCGCCATATACTATTAATAGTAATGATTTAATTACATCATCTACTAATAACCGCGGATATAAAATGAAAGATATCCAAAGTTTAGCTACGAGAGTTGCTAACTTAGAAGAAATAACAACTCTTACGCTTTCAGAAATAGCTACGACTGAAATTACTGTTACAGATGAAAACGGAGTTGATAGAACTAAAATAGGTTTAACAGCCGATAGATTTGTTGATAGAACTTTTACTGCTATACCAAATGATATGACTCAGGTTAAAACTTCTAAATTACATTTTGAAGAAGCTTTAGGCCCCAGAATCTTAAAAAATAATATTTTACTTGCTTATGATTCAGATGAATCTTCTGCTAGAAATATCAATTTGAATAAAGCCGGAGTAAAAAAAGTAGGTACTACTATATGGCCTGAATATGAAGAAGTAGTTTACATAAATCAAAATAAAGCGTCTGGGCCACAGAGATTAAACGTTTACTCATTACAAAGATTTGAAGGTTCTTTAACTTTAAATCCTGACGGCGATGTTTGGACAGTTAGAAAGACTTTGGAAAGAGATGGCCAAACTGAAGTAGTTATTGAAGGCGAACTATCCGAGTTTGACATTTATGCTGATTACGGCGAAGGAGAAGAATAATGTCGCATTATGTGCAGTCTGGAACTAAATGGGTATCTCAAGAAGTTCGGTCAGACGTTTTTCAGAACTTTGAAGATGTAACAATATGTCGACCGAAGATGATATATTTTAAGGCAACTGGATTATGGCCAAATACTGTTCATCGAGCCTTTTTTGATGGAACTGATGTAACAGCTTATGTTAATACTAATTCAGTTACTATTTCAGATTATATGGCATTAACTAGAAATAGTCCGCTAAGAAATCCTGGAGAAAAATATATCGCAGAAACTGGGTTTCCAATCGAGCTTGGTGGCGGTAGCGAGATAAAAACGGATCTTAGCGGAACAGTTGAAGGCGTATTTTATTTACAATCAAATGCTACTTTAAACTTTCCAACTGGAACACGCAAATTAGAATTAACTTCCGATACTTCTGAAATTTCTAAAGCTACAGGTACTTATGTAGCAGACGGCGGTCTAGAAAATTATGAAGCAGAATATCATTATACTCAAGTTGAAGTTCCTAATATGGTTAAAGGTACACATTCTAGTAGTAGTAACGACAATGACGGCGGTATTAAAGTTTCATATGAGACATTACCAACGGGTGGTAAAATTACTGTTGTCGATTTTGGCAACGGGGTGGTTCATAAGCATACGGCCGTAACTTATTATTAACCCGTATAAATAAAAGAAATAGAGAAATATAGGAATTGCATAATGACAGCTTTAATGGATGTAGCAGCTTCAAGCAACGTTACTGCTCAAACTTTCGTAGTAAATCAGCCAGCTGGTATTGTTATGACGGGCGTGGGCATATGGTTTTATAGTAAACCTACTACTACACAACTTCCTGTAACTTTAGAAATTAGGCCTTGTACTGAATCTGGATTTCCTTCTTCTCGAGTAGTATATCCTAATACTAGAGTAACTCTTACTCCCTCTCAAGTTTCAACAAGTACAGCGTTTAATGCTAATTCCAATGAAACTAAATTTACTTTCAGCGCGCCGCTGTTTTTACCTGCTCAAGCAGAAGTTGCTATCGTATTACAATCAAATGCATTTAAGGGCGAATATAGATTTTGGGCAGCAGAATTAGGAGAGTTTAGCTGGGTAGATGGTTCCTTATCTACTACTGTAAGATGTACATCACAACAAGCTGCTGGATCTTTCTTTGCTTCTTCAAACGGAACTTCTTGGACTGCAGAACAAACTAAAGACTTTGCATTTAAAGTATATAGAGCGAAGTTTAAAACTAATCAAAATTCGGTTGCGGTACTTAATCCAGATGTTCCTCCTGTCAAATCGCTATCGCATAGATCTGAGTTTAACGATCCTCTTATTATGACTGCAGGTGATGCGACAGTTTCTGTCATTCACCATAATCATGGATTTAATGTCGGAGATAAAGTTAAAATTGAAGGCTTAAATGCGGGTGGTTCTACTAACGGAGTATTTAATTCTTCTATTGCAGGATCAAGAGAAATTACAGCTAGAGATCCTTTTGGTTATACATTTGAAATGGATTCAGCTGCAGATTCATCTATTAGAGCCGGCGGTCTTGGAATGCTAGCTTCTGATCAGTTTAATATTGATCATTTAAGATTGAATCTTATGGCCCTTAAACCTTTAGGCACTGAAATTGAAGCGGGTGGCAAATTTGCAACACAAAAATCTTATGCTGGAACTGAATCAATATATCAAGATACAAACAACGTAAGAATTATTCCAGGGCATTTTACAAGTCTTAGAGAACCTCACGTATTAGCTTCTGAAATTGTTGAAGATAGTAGTTTTAGTGGAAATCCATCTGCAGAAATTAGAGCATATTTAAATACTACTGATTCGAACGTTGCACCATATATTAATTTGGCTACCAGTAGTTTGGATCTTTATCATAATATTATTGATTTCCAGGATTCTGATAACCATACTTTAGGAAGTATTAGAAATACTTTGAATACTATTAATTATGTAAGCGAAACAAATGCACAAAACGGAACTGCATTAGCTACGCATATTACAAGACCCGTAATTCTATTAGAAACTGCTACAAGCATTAGAGTATTAGTTGATGCAGTAAGACAACCTACTGCGGAATTTGATGTCTATTATAGAGTATCTAATACTTCTACAGAAGGAGCTGCAGCATTAGAAAATATAGCTTGGACCGCATTTAGCAAAACCCCAGACTTGCCAAATAATTCTAATTATAGCGATATAGGTTCAACTAATGATAGCTTCTCATATAGAGAATATAGATTCAATCAATATGATATTAATGATTTTAATCACTATCAAATTAAAATAGTAATGAATTCTAGAAAATCTACCAATATTGTGAAATTGAAAAATCTAAGAACAATTGCGACAATTTAATGATGAGGTATCAGAAAATAGATGGACATCCTTATCTAGTAAGAGATAAAAATTCAGGCGCTATTTTGAATATAAATAGAGAAGAGATTCAAAAAAAGAAACAGCAGAGATTAAAATCGCTTCAAAAAGATAATGAAATTGAAATATTAAAGAATGATGTTAGTGAGATTAAAAATCTATTGCAACAGTTGTTAGAGAATAATAAACATGGCTAAGATACCTTATGTAAACCTCACAGATAATCTTAATACACATAGAATTCGTACGAATCAGATTATCGATTCAGTCGGTGATCTTGCTACACTAACGATGCAAGATAATGAAACGATTGTTTCTGCTTTAAATGAACTTGATAGCGATCTTTTTGGAGTTGGCGGCGGAAATGCCAAAACCGCTTTATCTACTACTGCTAATCATTTCGAAGGTGCAATTAGAGAACTAGACTCAGATATCGGACCGAGACCTCATACTACTTTAACGACTGATAATTTAAATTTAACTGATGCACTAAATGAATTAGATTCTGATTTAGGCCAAAGAGAAACTCTCAATACTGATTGGTTAAAAACTAATTACCTAGGAAGTCTTCCAGGTAGTCTGACCAAATATGGGCAGCAAAGCGTAGTCGCTGCTATCAATGAAATTGACTATAGATTAGATTCGATTGATCCTCTAATTGATCAGGCTGTTCTTGCTAGCTCAAACGTAACATTTAATCAAGTAAATGTTGGAACATATCTAAATAATGATAACTCAGTTTATACTGATGCCGGTGTAACTCGGACAGGTAGTTATACTATTGATGTTTCAGGTGATATCATACTTGATGCCGATGGCAATGATATCTCAATTAAAAATGGTGGTGGTGCTGATCAGGTAGACTTAAAACTAGCGGATAACGCATTATTTACTATTGACGCTCCTGATGATATTGTACTAGATGCCGATGGCGGAAATGTAACGTTTAAAGATGGCGGAACTACATATATTGATTTTGTTGCTGGTACAGTTGTAGATTCTTCAGTAGCCATTGAAACTCCTGGCGATTTACACTTAAGTCCTGCTGCAGGTAGAGAAATTCAAATTAAAGATGGCGGAACACACATCGGGCATTTGAAAAAGATTGTTGGTGGATCTGGCCTTGAAATAGCAAGTGAAAATAATAAAGCACAAATAAGATTGCAAGATTCTGCAATTACTATCGTAGGTGATCTAACGGTATCTGGAACAACTACCTATGTCAATACCGCAACATTAGAAATTAACGACAATATTATGTTGTTAAATCGTGATGCTACTGGAACTCCTTCTGAAAATGCTGGATTAGAAGTTGAAAGAGGTGATAAGCCTAATGCTAAATTTGAGTGGAATGAGGCCCAAGATTTTTGGACAGCATCTTATGATAGTACTGGTACGCCCGTAGAAGTAGTAACTACTACAAAAACTGGTACACTAAATTTAAATATTTCAGAGCAACTTAATATTGACGTCGCTGATACTATTACATTCTTAGATGAAGGTGTAGGATCACTATCCTTCAACATGGACGGAAATACTTCTGCAACCCTTGATGCTGCAGGAGACTTAAGAGCGGATGCGGCAACTGGTATTTTTGCTCTTGATAGAAATGCAACACAATACGCTAGTTTCGATGAGAATAGCGGGAATTTGATTATTAAATCAGGTACTACAACTGCTGCTACTTTCTCTGGCGCAGATGTTACTTTAGCGGCCGACTTAGCCGTTACCGAAGATTTGACCGTTGGTGATTCGGCCAGAGTCAATGGAAATATGTCTATCGGCGGTGGTTTAAATATTGGTGGAACTTTAAATGCTGATGGTAATGCTACATTACATGGAACATTAGATGTTGACGGTGCAACAACTTTAGACTCTGCTACTATTAACGGTACCTTATATGTGGACGCTGCTGCTACCTTTGATAACTTTGTAACATTAGGTGCTAGCGGATATACGGTAAATATTTTAGCAGATAATACTGATATTACAAATACTTTAAATGTTGATGATGCTGTTGACTTTAATTCTACTTTAGCTGTTCAGGGCGTTACTACCGTTTATAGCAAAGTCGATATGAATAGCAATGATATCGATAACGCAAAAGATATTTACTTACAAGATAAACTATATCATGACGGAGATACTAACACTTATTTAGGATTTACTGCAGACGCTGCTACTATACGAACCGGTGGAACAGATAGAATTTCTATAACAAATGATAGTACGACTATTAGTAATAATTTATTAGCAACAGATAGTGCTACAATTTCAAATAACTTAAGTATCGGTGGAAATACTGCAGTTACGGGTTTACTTACAGTAGGAGATAGTGCAACTGTTACGGGTGATATTAGTGGTGCTAATATTGCTTCAACCGGTACATTAACTGCTGGTACTAATTTATTCGCAACTGATTCTTCAAAAATCGATGATAATTTGCATGTCAGCTTAAATTTAACTGTTGGCGCCGATTTAACCGTTGGTGATGATCTTCATGTAGTTGATAATATCACTGCAAAAGGTGATATAGAAGCGGGATTTGGAGCTGCAGGATTTGGTAAAGTTGAAGGCTGGAATTTCAACGTTAAAGACAAAATTATAACTCCTAGAACCGGCAATAACGCCAGAATATATTGGGATGAAACTTCTGATAGATGGCAAGCTGATCAAGGCACAGGAACTTTTGTAGAGATTTTGACTGTAGATTCTGATGGCTGGCATAATAGATCATCTATTACTGGTGCAGGTATTGATGGAGCAAATGACGAATTAATTGTCTATGATAAGACTGCAAGCGAATGGAAAAGAGCTGCAGTTGATGAAGTAGCTCTTCAAGGTGTACAGGGTATTCAAGGTATATTAGGTACTCAAGGCACAAACGGTACTGCAGTTACTATTGTTGGTAACGTAGCCACCGTAGGTGATTTACCAGGAAGTGCTAATAACGGTGATGGTTATTTAGTTGATGCTGATGGACACTTATATGTTTGGTTCGGCTCTTCATTTACTGATGTTGGAGAAATTAGAGGTCCTCAAGGTCTTACTGGGGTACAGGGCACAACCGGCCCACAAGGTATTCAGGGTATTCAGGGCCGTCAAGGTACTCAAGGTCGTCAAGGCATTCAAGGTATTTTAGGCAATCAGGGTACAACCGGAACCCAAGGTACTACGGGTTCTCAAGGAACCACTGGTACTCAAGGCGGAATAGGCGCAACAGGCGCAGTAGGACCTTCAGGAGCAGTAGGTAGCTCAGGCGCTGTTGGTTCACAGGGAACGACCGGAACGCAGGGTACGCAGGGTACTACCGGAGCAACTGGAGCAACTGGACCAACTGGCGCTACCGGCCCTCAAGGAACGACCGGAACGCAAGGTACTCAGGGTACACAGGGTACAAAAGGCGCGCAGGGTACACAAGGTATACTCGGTGGCACAGGGGCGACAGGACCTACTGGATCTACTGGACCTACTGGTGCTACCGGGTCTCAAGGAACGCAGGGAACGCAGGGAACACAGGGTACACAGGGTACAAAAGGCGCGCAAGGTACACAGGGAACAGATGGATCTCAGGGTACACAGGGAACAGATGGATCTCAGGGTACACAGGGAACACAGGGTCCACAGGGGACAGATGGATCTCAGGGTACACAAGGCACAACCGGATCTGGTACGCAAGGACCAGAAGGAGCGCCCGGTGGTACTGGACCTACTGGCCCAACAGGACCTACCGGACCAACTGGGCCGGCTAATAGTATTGATACAGCATCAATCAGTAGCGGTACGTATTATCCAGTTCTAGCCTCTGGTACTTCTGCTACTACTCCTAGAATTATGAATGCCGCAAATAGTCAAGGATCTAATTCATCTCACTTAAGTATTAATGCCGCGACTGGTCATTTAACTGTAGGTGGTGATATTACTTGTGAAGATTTGTGTTCATACTCAGATGCTACATTGAAACAAAATATTAATCCGCTAGAAAACGTATTAGATATAATCAGCAAGATTAATCCTGTTAGTTTTGAATGGAAAAATAAAAATAAAGATGGTCAGAGTTTTGGAGTTATTGCTCAAGAGATTGAAGAGATTATTCCTGACATTGTAAGTACTAATATGCCAGTAGGTGGAAGTGAAGTTAAGAAAACGGTTAACTATATGGGATTGACCGCATTCTTAATTAAAGCTATTCAAGATCTTGAAAAAGAAATAAAAACGTTGAAGAAATAATATTATAAATAATGATTAATAAGTGTTAGTGGAAGAATTATGGCTCAATACGAAGAGATAACAATAGATCAAGGTGCTGATGTTGCATTGGAGATTCATCTTCAAGACAAAAGTGGTGATAAGAAAAACTTGACAAATCATACCGTAACGGCGAAAGCAAAGAAAACATATAATAGTACTGAATCTGCAGACATATATGATTTTACTACTGCAATCGCTGCTCCGGCTACTGATGGAGTTGTAACTATTTCTTTAACTAATACGCAAACAGATACAATGAAGGCTCCAAGTAAATATGTTTATGACGTTGAAATGAGCTATCAAGATAGTGACGATAATACGATAATTGAAAGGGTTTTAGAAGGAATTTTAAATGTTAGCCCTTCGGTAACTAAATAGGATAAAAATGGCTATTAAGGTTGGCACTTCAGGAACAACAGCAAAAACAATAGCTGTAGCTGGTTCTACAACTCAAATTAAGAAAGTCGTCGTAGGAACTCCAGTTAAAAGAGTAAGCGGCGGGGGTTTTAATGTAAATAATATCGGCGGAATAAATACCACAGGCGCAGTGAATGGAAGCCTTTTAATATATAATTCATCTACAGCTGATTTCGAAGCTAATATCCAACTGCAAGAACAAATTATAAACGGAGGCAATTACTAAGATGGCCACAATAATTAGAATAAAAAGGTCAACGGGTACAACAGCTCCGGGATCTCTTGCGACAGGCGAAATAGCATATTCATCGGGTACAGGTCTTCATAACAATGGCGGCGATAGACTTTATTTTGGTAAAGGCGATGATGGGTCTGGTAACGCTACTTCTGTTGTAGCGATTGGCGGTGAATATTTTGCTAATCTAGCTGATCATGCCCCTGGCACACTAACAGCTTCAAGCGCTATTATTACTGATGCTACTAATAAAATCGATAATATTAAAATCGATAATATTGATATTAATGGTAATACTATTAGCTCTACCGATACAAATGGTAATATTGTTCTTGATCCTAATGGTAATGGTACGGTTGATGTCAACACTTCTAGGATTGTTAATGTAACAGATCCTACTTCTGCACAAGATGCTGCAACTAAAGCTTATGTAGACGCCAAAGACACTGAACAGGTTCTTACTATTAATGGTGATACTGGAACAGATACAGTTGATTTAGATGATTCAGATTTAACCATTGCTGGAGGCACTGGTTTATCAAGCGTTATAACTGATAACACCGCTACTATAAACATTGATAATACTGGAGTTAGTGCTAGTAGTTATGGTAGTGCTACAGAAATTCCTACATTTACTGTTAATGCTCAAGGTCAATTGACAGCAGCTAGTGTAGTATCAGTTGCGACAACATTAGGACTTTTAGCCGATGGGCCGACAGCCGGTAATGTTTCTATTTTAGACTCTGACCTAAAATTTGTTGGCGATGATACCAGCGGATTAACGATTAGTGCTGCAGATAATACACTTACATTCACAGTTGACGATGCTTCTTCATCTCAAAAAGGTACTGCCAGTTTTGATGCTACAGATTTTACTGTTACTTCTGGTAACGTAGTTGCTAATGCTATTACTCTTGGTTCAACAAGCTTAAATTTAGGTGAAACTACAACTGCGGTTGCAGGAATCACACAACTTGATGTAGATAATATTAGAATTGATGGTAATACTATTAGTTCTACAGACGGATCTAATACTCTTTATATTGATCCAGCACCTGTCGATTCTGATGGTGGTGATTTAATTATTCGTGGTAACCTTACGGTTCAAGGTACTCAAACTATAATTAATTCTACAACAATGTCAGTGAACGATTTAAATATTGTTCTTGCCGATTCTGCTGCAAATGGTACAGAAGCTGACGGCGCTGGAATTACTGTAGGTGGAGCTAGCTATACTGGCACTAAACCAACTATTACTTGGGATAATGCTAATACCGCATGGGACTTTAATTATAGAATTAATATAGCTGATTCCATAGGCGCGGGTGCGATAACTTTAAATGACGTTAGTCTAACTGAAGCAATCGAAGATCATCTTGTTGATCACTTCTTGCTCGCAGGCGAAGGCATTGATCTTACTTATCTTGATGGATCGAATACTCTCACTATTTCAGGAGAAGACGCAACTCTGACAAATAAAGGTATTGCTTCATTTGGAGGATATGCAGATAGCGCTGCAGCACCAGCACCAGGAAATGTACGTCAATTTAGTCTTACTAGCGGAGATGTATCGATAGCTGTTATTGATGGCGGTGTTTATTAATACTGCCCTTCTCAAATAGCTTACTCTTTTATTATACATAGTTTTATAGATTTGTAAACAGCAAAATGCAATTTTTATTGCATTAAACCTTTGTTAAGGACTAAAAATGGCTACTAAACTCAGACTTAAGAAGTCTTCCGTCGTTGGTAAAAAACCAGAAGCAAATGATTTAGATTATGGCGAATTGGCCATTAACTATCAAGACGGGAATCTGTATTATAAAAATGCAGATAATGATATTAAATCATTACAAGAATCTCCAGTAGAATTTACGGCTAAAAACGAATCAGGTTTCCCTGTTACAAAAGGACAGGCTGTTTATATTAACGGTGTAAGTGGAACTAACCCCACGATCGCCCTGGCTGACGCAGACAATGCTTCTGCGATGCCTGCATTCGGTTTATTAAAAGCCGGTGCTAATAATAATGCTGAAGTCATAATCATTATTTCTGGCAATTTAACAGGATTAGATACTTCTGATTTTGAAGTAGGTGATACATTATATGTATCTACTACACCTGGACAAATTCAAAACCATAAACCTCCGGCAGGTGAAGCTTCTCTTATTCAAAACATTGGTAAAGTTGTAAGATCCCATGCCTCTGAAGGTATTATTAAAGTTGGAGGCGCAGGCCGTACGGCAGCTACACCAAACTTAAATGCTGGTAATATTTTTATTGGTAATGATTCAAATTATGCATCTACTACATCGATGCAAACAGAAACTCGAAAGCATATTGTTTCAGGAACGGGTGTAGGATATGATTCAGCTTCAGGCGTTATATCTATTGGCCAAGACGTAGGAACTACTAGCGATGTAACCTTTGGTAAAGTCACTGGGGATTCTGGTGATTTTGACATTATAAAATTAAATACTACTCAATGGACTGACGTAAACGTACCAGATAATTTACCTGCATTTCAAGAAGGTAATCTATTCTATTTTCAAGGCCCAGATGCTTTAACTTATTCAAATCATAAAATAAATATTAAGCTTGGTCAAGATGAAATAACTAGGGTTTATAATAATACCGGAAGTACTATAGCAAAAGGCCAAGCTGTTTATGTTACTGGCGCCACTAATGATTTTCCTACTATTGCTTTAGCAAGAGCTAATAGTTTTAATACCGTCTATGAAACGATGGGCCTAACTTCTAATGAAATATTAAATGGCGAATTTGGTTATGTAACTGTCAGAGGTTTATACGGAGGCTTAAATACTGCTGCATTTTCCCCTGGTGATATTGTTCATGTTTCACCCGATGATCCTGGTACTTTAGTAAATTATGGCCCAACATATCCAAACTTTGCATATGAAATGGGCGTGGTATTAGTTTCGGATTCGGCTACAGGTGGTAATGTTGGCGGGTGTATTCAAATACAGCCACATTCCGAAATATTTGAAACACTTAGAGGTATTGGTGAAACTCGTTTTGACGGAGATCTAACTGTCGCTGGTAGTTTAACAGTTTTAGGTAGTCAAACTACTGTAGGTCAATCTAATGTAACTCAAGGTGCTCCGTTCTATCGTCTAAACGAAGGCGATGCTATTGGAGAAGCAGGAACAACCTTTACTGGATCTGGATTAGATGATGCATTCTTTGCAGGTCATTTTACTGGACCATCAGAACAATCTTATTATGTAAGAATTGATGGTGTGGGAACCGGAACTGGCGGAGTAGATACATTTAAAGTGGCGTTGGGTACTGACAGCGCATTTACTTCTCCTATTTTAACTGGCGTTGATATTACAGGTAGTGCTCAACTTATTCATTCTGCCGATAATATTTCAGTTGATTTTACTGCGACAACTGGGCATACAATTAATGATACCTGGAAGGGTACAGCATCACCTATTAACGTAGATACAGGATTTTTTACAAACAGAAATACTGGAACGAGTGGCGTTGGTTACACTCATATGGGTTTCTTCTTTGATGCATCCGATGAAAAGTGGAAAGTTATAGATGAGTATGATTCTGTTCCTACCGGAATTATTGAAGTAACAGATTCGTCACTAGGAACATTGGTTGCTGATACTTTTGAAGGTTCGTTTACCGGAAATTTAACTGGTTCTGCTTCTCAGTTTGGCGGATTAAATACAACTCAATTCTTAAGATCCGATACAGCCGATACTAAAACAAGTGGTGATCTATCATTTAGTGATAATGTTAAGGCTGTTTTCGGCGCTGGGTCTGACCTACAGATTTATCATGATGCTACGACAAACAATAGTATTATTGCAGAGAGTGGCACTGGTGATTTGCAAGTCCTTGCCGATAACTTTGCAATAAAAAATGCGGCTAACACATCGCCGTATATTAACGGCGTTTCTGGCGCACAAGTTCGTATATACTACGGCGGATCTGAAAAACTGGCCACAACATCAACCGGCATCGACGTTACTGGGAATATGGCGGGCGATGGACTATCTGTTTCTAGTGGAGGAAATACTCTTGCTTCAACAGGCAATAATATTGAGTTTAATCGTGCTTCAGGTTCTTCATTTATAGATCAAGTCGGATCAGGCGGATCATTAACATTTAGAACAACTTCATCGCAAACAAATAGATTAAAAATAGAAAATAACGGCGATATTAATTTTTATGATTCAGTGGGATCTGGTGCAGAATTAGTATGGGATACTTCTGCTCTTTATTTACAAGCAAAAGATGGTGTAAGATCTACTTATGGCGATACCAACGATTTGCAAATCTATCACGATGGTAGTAATAGTTATATCGATGATCAGGGAACTGGAAGGCTTTATATAAAAGCAAGCGATCTATATATTCAAGATGATGACGCAGATGATATAATCCGTGCTGAGGGCGGAAACAACGGAGTTAAATTATATTATAATGGAATTCAAAGGCTAGAAACAACTTCTAGTGGTATTGATGTAAGCGGTACAGTAGAAGGTGCAAGAGGGCTATTTAGTGGTAATTTTGCTGGTGTTACAGTTGATAATACTGGAGTTGGTGCTCATACTATTTTAATGAAAAACCTTGAGGGTAGTATATTATTTAGCCATGATGACGGCGCGTTATCAATCAATACTGGTGGGGCTGCCGATGGTACTGGTACTACTACTGCAATCACTGTTGATAGTAATCAATACGTAGGTATTGGTGTCACATCTCCCACTCAAGTATTGGATGTAGTAGGTAATATAGCAGTATCAGGCACGGTAGATGGGCGTGATATAGCTACCGATGGAACTAAACTAGATACTATAGACACTAGTGCTAACAACTATTCGCACCCAAATCATAGCGGTGAAGTTACTTCAACCGGAGATGGCGCTACAGTTATTGCGGATAATGTAGTAGATGAAGCAAATTTAAAAGTTTCAAATTCGCCTACGAATGGTTATTTTCTTTCAGCGCAATCTGGAAATACTGGTGGTTTAACTTGGGCCGCAGTACCTCCTGGATATGCTGATAGCGATGTAGGCGTCTATATTGCTGGGAATAGAACATACGGCAATATAACAACAACAGGTTACATAGCTGGACCTGCTACAATGACTATCGATCCAGCGGGTGTTGGAGACAATACGGGTACAGTTGTTATTGCTGGCGATCTACAAGTAGATGGTACAACAACTACTATCAACAGTACCACAGTTACAGTTGATGATCTTAACCTTACATTAGCTAGCGGAGCAGCAAATGCTGCAGCTGCAAATGGTGCAGGTATTACAGTTGACGGAGCATCTGCAACTATAACATACGATGCTACTAATGACGAATGGGACTTTAATAAAGACATTAACGTGTCAAGCAGGGTGCTTGTAGGAGAAGTTAAAGCAAGCGCAAACCAAACCTTTACACACGGAACAGGAAATACTGTAAACTTTAAAAATAGTTCTGCTGTATCAAGATTATTTATTAAGGGTGATGGAGATGTTGGGATTGGCACTAATAACCCTGTTGCTAAGCTAGTTGTATCAAAAGGAGGCGATGAGGGCTGGGAAATAGATCCTGGTCTAATAGACAGTAATCATAACAGAATTACCAACTTTAATAGAGCTACAAGTCAATATTGCAATTTAACAACAGATGCATTAGGCTTTAATTATAGAATTTCTGGATCTGCAAATGCTGGTCTTTCTATGACTGCTAATGGATTAGAATCAAAAAGTGCTTCTTATAATATTTTAAATATCCGTACTGATATGGATGATAATGGTTCTAGCGATGACGGAATAATTAAAATTACAAATGGTAGTAGTAATACTACAAAAGCAGAATTAAGATGGGACGAAAGCGAAGATCTAGTACATATTAGTTATGGCGATCATGGTAGACATATCTCAATTAATTCGTCTGGTAATGTAGGTATTGGTACAGGATCAACAAGTCCAACAGAAAAATTGGTAGTAACTGGATCAATAAACTCTTCTAATCAATCTGTTAATTTTAATACTGGCGATCATCGCGTAATGATGGACATTATTAATAGTACTAAGATTGCAAGAATAGGCACAGTAACAGGTACTGCAACACCTACAGGTACTCAGGGCGAAGTATCATTTCTTGTAAATGGTTCAG